GCTTGTACTGTAAGTTTTAGGTTAGCAGATGTTGAATTCGCCATTTTTTAATTCCTTATACGTTCATTTTATTAAAAATATGAGTTTCTGTCAAACTCATTATGCAGCCACCTCTTGCCATCCTGGAGGTGTTATAGGCGCTGAACCTGTATTAACTTCGTTCCAGATCAAAGCAGTACCAGATCCTTGGTTCATAGTCAAGCTTAAACCTGTAAGCTGTATATCTATATGTATTACAATATTAAACGCTGAAGAAAGTCTTACCTCTGCTGGTATTCCTGTAAGAGGAACTTCTTGACCAGGGACTGCTGTAACAGTTCCTAATCCAGCTGTCATAGCTTGACCTGTTGGACTTGCACCTGCTCCAGCTTGACCAACAAGTGTACCTAAATTTGCAGTTATTAAATTTCCAGTTACAGAGGCATCTGGTGCTGGGTCTACAGTGCCAAGAGTTGCTTGTGCTACATTTAAAGTATTAAGAGTTAAAGTAGCTGTACCTGTAGCTGCTAATGTTCCGGTAGCAGCTGTCATTGCAATACCTGTTACAACTGCAGTTGCAAATTGACCTTCAACTCCCCACGCATTTACATTCCAACCTTGTCTACCCCAACCTGTTTGGTTGAATGCATCTATGGTTCCAAGACCCATAGACATTGCAATACCTGAAGCCATTGCATCAGGACCAGCATCCGCTGTTCCTTCTGCTGCAGTTAATGCAATACCAGTTGGAAATGCTTTTGTTTGAATGTCAATGGTTGTAGAACCAAGAGCAGTTGTAATAAGTTGATTATTATTTGTAGATGGACCGGTAGATACATCAATAGATGCTACAACAGTTCCTAAGGTAGCTGTAACAGCATCACCAGGAGCTATAAGATTTCCTGCAATGCCCCATGCAAAATCATTCCAACCAGCTCTACCCCAACCAGTGTTGATTTCACCGACAGTTGTTTCGTCACCTAAAGATGCACTAAGGGCAATACCCGTAACCGTAAAAGTTGGGTCTGCTAAATCATTCCATTGGTTTTGACCCCAGACACCGGCACC